CCCACGAGGATCGAGATGAACACTTACATTCCCGAGCAAGTTCGGAATGTTCTCCATAAGCTTCTCACCGATAAGCTCGTATATGAGAAGTAAATGGTAGCGAAACTATATTCGCACCAGGAAGAGGCCTTGGGGCTCCTACAAAGTGGAAAAGTCCTTGTCGGCGGTGTCGGCTCGGGTAAGTCACGAGTAGGAGCCTCTTGGGCCCTTTCTCAAGCAGATGAAAGCAAGATCATTGTAATCACCACTGCGCGGAAGCGAGACTCTCTCGAATGGGAGGGTGAGTTTTCTGCACTTGGTGCGGACTTCGAAAGGGTTACAGTTGAGAGCTGGAATAATGTGGCTCGCTTTACTGACTATTGCGGCCATGTATATATATTTGATGAGCAGCGCATCGTCGGAAACGGGGCCTGGGTACAGGCGTTCCTTAAGATCGCGAAACATAACTCGTGGATCTTGCTCAGCGCAACGCCGGGGGACGTCTGGCTCGACTACGTACCCCTCTTCATCGCCAACGGGTATTACAAAAACCGAACCGATTTCGCTGAACGACACATCGTCTGGGATCGATTCGCGAAGTACCCTAAGGTAAAGCGGTATCTCGACCAGGGTCTACTGGAGGCCCGGCGTAGGAAGATACTTGTACCTATGCCGGCAGAGCGTCATACAAGGCGTAACCGGTCCTACATCCCCATGGAGTATAATAAGGAAATGTACGAGTCCATCGCTAAGAAGCGTGTGAATCCATGGACTGGCGAGCCGTTTAGGAACGCTGCCGGTGTATGCTACGGCCTTCGTAAGTGTGTCAACTCGGATAAGTCTCGTGTGGATCATATTCGTCTGGTGGCGCGCAAGCGTAAGAAGCTGGTTGTGTTCTATAACTTTGACTACGAGCGAGACATCCTGCTCGAATTGCGTGATGAATTCAACTTAGCTGAGTGGAACGGACACAATCACGAGCCTATACCGTCTACTGACTCATGGGTATATTTGGTACAGTATACCGCGGGCGCCGAGGGGTGGAACTGTGTAGAGACGGACACGATCGTATTCTACTCCCTCAACTACTCATGGAAGATCTTGGAGCAGGCTGAAGGTCGAATCGACCGAATCAACACTCCATTCACGGATCTCCACTACTTCTATTTTTACTCTGAGTCTGGAATAGACTCAGCCATCAGGAAGGCCGTCCAAGAGAAGGGCGTCTTCAACGAGCGCATATTTGCGCACAACCTGTAAAGGAGCATGAAATGTCTATGAAGCCCGGTTGCGTTGTTTACAACCCCGCCGAAAACAACTGGTGTGTTCTCGTCGAGCATCATAGGGATGATGGTGAGGTTCGTCGTTTTATGTCGTTCCACAAGAACCGCCTGGAAGCTCAGACGATTAAGAAGGCTCACGAAGAAGCGAATGCTAATGAGCGTAACGTTACTGTCTCGATGTTCGAGTACGATTATATTCCGAATGATGAGATGTTGGCTGCGCGAATGATGATGAACGCATTCGAACAGATGTTCGTAGATGCTGATAAAGAGCACTGTAATGACTGAGTGGTGTGTCCTGGCCGCTATTCAGTTCGCCGAGGCACTCCCACCTTGCGTGGTTCTGAGTGTTCATCGGAATGAACGGCAAGCTCGAGAGGTAGCAGATACCTTAGAAGCTGATTCATACTGGCCTACGACCGTAGAGGTTTTAGAGGGTTTAGATGACACTCGTAAACTGAAGGTGGGTAGCTGGTTCTTGGGTAAGAAGATCGATGTTATCATGGATCTGAGTATTACAGATAGGTGGTTATACAATGAAGAACGGAAACGGGTATTATCTTTCGGACTTCTCTGTTGATATTTTCGAAGAGCGGGAATACGTTAAGATTCGACTTGAGTGTTTCGCTGATAATCGAGTTGACATCCCGTTCCGGGTGGGCGCTACCTCGATGATCGATGCAGATTGTAAGAGGGACGAAAAGTTCTTCTACTCAGTACTATCCCGGACAGTCTCGGACATGATCAACAACGTTATAACTTCGGATATTGTCCAACCGGACCCGTGCGAATGCCAGGCTCGAGGTTGGTTTAGGGTTCATCCGGACGATCGTCAGGAGTACTGGCGCACCAGGGAAGGTCGAATTTACCCAAAGTCACATACCGTAAAGTGTCCGAACAATCCATCTAATCGTATCAAGAGCGGAAAACAATAACACTTACACACTCTCATTAGAGTGTGTAAACCTATTAGAAAGTGAGAAACCATCATGACTGAACTGATCCACATTAAGGCCCAGATTAACGGTGTTGAGTGCGAGCTCGTAAATATGACGCCGCATCCTGTCACTGTCTTTGACGTGAATGGGAATCAACCCATTGTTACCGTTCCTTCTTCTGGAATGGTGCGCGTCGCAGAGACGGTACGAACGATATCGGAAGGTGAGGGTCAGGTACCTCTCGTTCAGATCGTCCGAGACCCTGACAAGATCGAGGGTCTGCCTGCATGGGCGATTGGACGGTATATTATCGTTTCTGATCTGGCCTACCAGGCTGCAAAGACCCTGGGTCGAGAAGACCTACTTCGTCCGGGCCCTGCCGTTCGAGACGAGACTGGGCGCATCATTGGGTGCAAGGGCCTCGCTATCTGAGTGAGGCAACCCGGCCCTGATGGTAGGTTTCATAAGGGTTCGACTCCCTTGCCGGGTACGATCAATCCGATCACAATAGAAAGAGAGCTAGAAATGTCCCGCTTCATTAAAATCAAGTCTGATCCGCGTTCCCAACTGGGGCGGTTCCGAGCAATCAAGCGTCACTCGGAATACAAAACCAGTGAATATACTAACTGGTACGATAGGCAATTCGGTGTTATTGCCGAAGGTGAGTTCGTCACAGTGTCTTCGAGAATGGTGGGTGACGAGTATTCGTTTGCGGTCTATCCTAATATAGGAGGTAGTGTCAAATTCTACCCCTTGTGGGGCGGGGAATACCTACTTGAGAGGCTTGACGAGAACTTTATTCCTTGGGAAGTGGGTGTCGAAAGTATATTCGATACCTATGTGGATACAGATGGGTATATTATCGTATCTCCGGGAACGGTATTCTCAGTTATCGAGCAAGAGCATGAAGAGCAAGTCGTTCAAAAGCTACTTGACTACGGTGGTTACATTGCTATTTTCGATACCTTCGCATTTGGAAGGTGGGTTGAGTCTCTTGATTCTGAAGCTAAAAACATACTCTCGTGGCTTCCTAAAGAGAGGGCGGTAAATAAAGTTACTGGAGTACGGTTCAATAAAATCCATATTGAGGATCCTCGTACACGTATTTTTGGACCTCGTGGGGATTATGATAAGGGCTGGGTAAAAAATATTCAGCCTGCATACTGATAGTCGAGTGAGGAATAATGATCGATAAGACTTATATTTTCGGACAGGATATCAAGAACGAGTGGATGGTCCACATCTCCACAGTTGATGAGTCAACTGGCCAGAGGTATGAGTACTATGCATTCTTCGAAAATCGTGCTAAAGCCGATACCTATGTTAAGGGTATTGTTATAACCCTGCCCGATAAGAATGTTATCATACGGATGACCAAAGTCGAGTGCTTCGATAATATTGATATTCTTCGAATCTACTGAGAATGAATCCCAATTCTCTGACAATTACTAAATAGGCTGAATATAATCTACAATTAGAAAGAGAGCATACTCATGTTTAAAGAACTCACCGAGAAGAATGTTAAGTGGTTCCGACTTCACTGCTGGTTCATCAAGAATGATATTCCGGTGACTGAGATGGAGCTAACTCATACAGATCTAGACCATCTAATCGAAGAGGCATACAGGTTCGCCGAAAACAATGACGTATATATGAGCTCTGTACTGGTTGGATCTAGCGTGCAGACTAGAGTCGAGGGTAAATTCAACTCTGTGATGTATTACACATTGACCCCCATCCCGTCATCCGCTCCAGAATCTCCGTATAGGACTTCCCTTCCCAAAGCTCGGTGTCAGGGCGGAAACGCGATCGTCGGAATGTAAGATCATATATTTAAGAAAGGATACTCGGCATAATGTTTACCGTACAGGTTGAATATGGAATGGGTGCCTATGCTCCTTTTGAATCCTGCGATGGGTTCGAAACGATCGAAGAGGCAAGTTCCTACGCAAGTCAGGTCCTGAGTGATGTGTCTTCCATTATTCGAGATGGTGAGATTGCTGATAACGCCATAATTCGAATCTGGCGAGAGGACAAGACGAATAAATTGATCAACTCGTGTGTGAAGGGGTGTAGCTAATATGTCGTATTATGTATTGACCATTCAGGGGTATCATAAAGATCTCCTTTGTTTTGAGGAGAAGCATCGGATGAATAGCTTTATGGATGCGATTGCTGAATCCGCGAACATCCTCGAGCACGAGACTCCCAATCGTAGGTATATGCGATACGACGTTAGAATCGAGTTGACTGATGAACATTGATCAGATCAAGTACGGCGGGTGTTTGTCACTGGAGCTCCGCGGGTACAAGGAGAATCATCTGCGATTGGAGTCAACGCAGCTGTTTGAATTCAAGAGTAGTGTTTATGAATACCTCTCGATCTTCTTCAATGCTGAGTCTATGACGCAGTTGTGTGATAGTTACGACATTCGCATCAGTGTCGTCGAGACTGTAAAGGAGAGTGAGTGACGCTATGTATCGTCTGAGATTCCGAGGTTACCGTAAAGAGGAGCTACGTGTCGAGGAGGTGCATCTTTTCAGTAACTTGAGAGATGCACACGCACACGCTGCATCACTTCTTAAGTTCACCAGCTACAGCGACTGGTGTGATCGATACGACGTTCGGATTGATCTTCCGGACATCGACGGTATGATGCCACTCGTTGCGTGATATTTGTAGGGCGGGGGATCGCCTAAAAACGGTCCCTCGCTCTGCAGATATTACTTGGATTCTCATTTTTTGCCGGGACAGAGTGGGCCACTTCCGGGACAAAAACGGGACATAGGGGTCTTCAGGCGGGTCTCTTTACCCACTAAGATAGGGGTCTTATTACCTACTAAGGGGCCATTTTTGGGACGGTGTCCCACTTTTTTGTCCCACTGTCCCACTTTTGGCCCACTTATCAATGTCGACTTTTCGTTGCAATTTCAAGGAAAAGTCCCTGCTGTCCCATTTGGCCCACTTATTTTTCTATTAAGTTAAATTAAATTAAAATTAAATATATATAATAAGAGCCCCGGGACGGTGGGCCAAGCGGGACACCTGCAATTTTCACACATTTCGGCGAAAAAACCTAGTGGGTAATGAACGCATACAAAAACTTTTCCTATAATGGATAGAACGGGGCCCATTACGGGTCCTATAATCTATCACCTACTGGGCTTTACCATTTCTTTACCTTTGCGAAAGGAGCAAACATGAGCGCAAGGGAGAACAAGTACCAGAGAGATCTGATTGGGAAGCTATCCCATCTATTGCCCGGATGTCTTATCCTGAAGAATGACCCTAACTATATTCAGGGAATTCCAGATCTCATGATTCTTCATGGTGACAGGTGGGCCATGCTTGAAGTCAAGGCCTCCGAGCACGCTGCGCTTCGGCCGAACCAAAAGCTATACGTCGATCGCCTTTGTCGGATGGGCTTCGCTCGATTCATTTACCCTGAGAACGAGAAGGAAGTCATTGAAGAGCTTCAGGTATATTTTGGAGTCGGCCGGTGAGATTCGTCGATCATTCCAACCTTGAAGGAAAGCACGCATTCCTCGGGGCTAGTAAAAGCTCATGGCTCCGGTATGATGACGACAAGGTCCTGAAGACATACCGTAATGCTCGAGCAGCTGCTATTGGAACGCAACTCCATGAGATCGCTGCTGAGCATATTCGCATGGGTCTCCCATTCGGCGAAACAGTCGATACCGTCGGTATGTTCGTCAACGATGCAATTCGATATTCGATGACCCCGGAGCAGGTTCTATATTTTAGCCCCCATGCCTTCGGAACAGCCGATGCTATTTCTTTCGATCCAGACAGTGAACTGCTGCGTATCCACGATCTTAAGACCGGACTAGGTCCGACCAAGTTTGAACAGCTTGAGATCTACGCCGCGCTCTTCTGCCTGGAGTATAATATTTCTCCGACGATCAACATGCATCTTCGCATTTATCAAAACGGTGAAGTTAGATCCCACACTCCCGATACTGATGATATTCGAGACATCATGCGCCGAATTGTACATTTCTCGGATATTCTAGACTTGGAGGACCAGTGCTGAATGTAAATACCCCCACTCCCGAAGAATCAGACGATACTCTGGCTCACTACGGTATTCTCCGCAAGTCAGGTCGCTACCCATGGGGATCTGGTAAGGATCCATATCAGCGCTCTCTAGACTTCCAGGGTCTCGTGAAGGGACTCGAGAGTAAAGGGATGAGTGAAGCCGAGATCGCACGAGGTCTAGGTATGACGACCACCGAACTACGTGCGACTAAGTCGATCGCCAAGCGCGAACGCCAGGCGGTTGAAATTGCCATGGTGCGGAAGCTCGATGCGAAGGGAATGAGCCAGGCTGCCATCGCAGACCGACTCGGTATTTCCTCGAGTACCGTCCGCAACTACTTGAAGGAAGACGCGGGGCGAACCGCCAGCAAGATCGAGGGTACTGCGGATATTCTGAAGCGAGAGGTCGACAAGCACAAGTATATTGATATTGGTGCTGGCACTGAGGTCACTCTTGGAACCACCGCCACCTCTCTAAAGCTTGCCGCCTCCACGCTTGAAGCACAGGGGTACCGTGTTGAGGATATTAAGATCCGTCAGCTCGGTACTGACAACTACACCAGCACTCGTGTTCTGGTCGCACCTGGAACCGAGAAGCGTGAGGTCGTTCAGAATCTGGATAAGATCCACGTAGTTGGTGTCCGCACGGACCCTGATGGAACTAGACTGTCGCTCAAACCTCCTACCCCTCTAGACTCGAAGAGAGTCATGGTTCGATATTCTGAACAGGGCGGGGCCGACATGGATGGTGTTATTGAAATTCGTAGAGGTCTAAAAGATCTCAACTTGGGTAAGTCAAATTATGCCCAGGTTCGTATTTCCGTAGACGGAACCCATTACCTCAAGGGAATGGCGGTCTACGCAGACGATCTTCCTGCTGGAAAAGATATTCGATTTAACACGAATAAATCCAAGAAGGTCCCCATGATCGGCGACGGCGATACGGTACTCAAGAAAATGAAAGACGATCCAGACAATCCGTTCGGTGCGACTATCCGCCGACAGATCGAGTACCTAGATTCAAAGGGTAACAAAAAATTATCGCCCGTAAATATCGTAAATGAAGAAGGTGCATGGGGAGATTGGTCTAAGACTCTATCAGCCCAATTCCTTTCTAAGCAGAACCTCTCATTCGCGAAACAACAGCTGGATATTTCAACTTCTGAGAAGAAGGATCAGTTTGAGAAAATCATGTCTCTTACAAATCCTGTTCTCCGGAGAAAAGCTCTGCAGGAATTCGCGGACTCATGTGACTCGGACTCTGTCCGTCTTAAAGCAGCAGCCGTACCGAACCAGGCATATCAGGTTATTTTGCCAGTCAAAACGCTGAAGCCTACCGAGGTATATGCTCCGAACTTCAAGAACGGAACGCAGGTCGCACTAGTTCGATATCCTCATGGCGGCACATTCGAGATTCCCATCGTCACAGTGAATAACGGACATAAAGAAGCCCGACGCACTATTGGTGAAATGGCCGCGGACGCTATCGGTATCCACCCTAAGGTCGCACAGCGTATGTCTGGTGCGGACTTCGACGGTGATACCGTCATGGTTATTCCGGTAACGCCAAAAAGTAGGATTCGTTCCACATCTCCTCTCAAGGGTCTCGAAGGCTTCGATCCCTCTGCCGCATATCCTTCATATCCTGGTATGAAGGTGATGTCAGAGGTAACCAAGCAGCGTGAGATGGGTAAGATTTCAAATCTTATTACCGATATGACAGTCAAGGGGGCTACGGAAGCTGAGCTAGCCAAAGCCGTCCGCCATTCGATGGTTGTTATCGACGCCGTGAAGCATAAGCTGGATTATAAAACATCGGCTGTAGATAACGGTATTGATTCACTCAGGAAGAAATACCAGGGCGACGATAACGTGGCTACTCTTATATCCCGAGCTGCTTCAGACGTGATCGTTCCAAAGCGGAAGCTCCGTTCCGCAGCTAAGGGCGGACCTATCGATCCGATAACGGGACGCAAGGTATACGAGGATACCGGTGAAACATATACGGTGGTTAAGGAGTTCAAGACCAAGGCCCCTCGTGTGGATACTATCTTGCGTGTGCAGAAGGTCCCTCGTATGGAGCTGGTTAACGACGCCCGTAAGCTTTCATCAGGTACGCCTATGGAAGAACTATATGCAGGCTACGCCAATAACATGAAGACCCTAGCAAATAGGGCTAGGCGTGAGATTGTTGATACCCCCACCCTAAAACGAGACCCCAGTGCTGCCAAGGAGTATGCCAAAGAAGTAGCATCCCTCAAAGAGAAGGTCCGTACGGCCCTCACTAATGCACCCAGGGAACGCCAGGCCCAATTAGTGGCCGGGGGTGTGGTGAAGGCTAAGATCGATGAGAATCCTTCCATCACAAAAGAAGAGCGGACTCGCCTTGAATCGCAGGCTCTAAAGGCTGCGCGAGCTCGAACCGGAGCTTCCCGCAAGGAGGTACAATTCGACATCACCGACAACGAATGGAAAGCCATAATGAATGGTGCTGTCAGTAATGCTATGATGGAGTCAATTGCTAGGTATGCAGACCCCGAACGACTGAATGAACTATCCATGCCTAAGGACAAGCCAATCCTTTCGACTAGTGTGATTGCTCGTGCTCGTGCTATGGCTCGAAACGGTGCAACCACATCAGAGATCGCTGAGATGCTTGGTATCTCTACGTCCTCAGTGCGAGAAGCTGTTAGAGGTTGATAGATCATGAAGACTCGTTACTTAACTACGATCGATAATCCTTACGATCCTAAGGATGAGTTCGACATGTGGTTTGCTTTCGACATGAACAAAGGTTACAACACATGTGGTCTTCTTGATCGTGTGTGTAAGACAAGCTCAAACCTAAGTGAAGCTCTGATTGCTGACGATGTGAACGAAGCAATTGATTGGATCATCGCTTGGGACACTACTGGTAAGTATACTTTCATCGAAAGGTAACTAAGATCGCGAAGCCGGACACTATCTGGTGCCTTAGACTCATACCCCGGGGGCCGGTCGCGCGATGACCATCCCCACCCAAATCGCGCCCCTCCTTATTTTTTCTCCGGAGGGATATTTCGAGATGGGTTTTAGCCTACACGGCCTGGTTCTCTCGTAAGCCGGTCTTTCATGCTCCTTTCAACCGGCGGTCGTGTAGGTTAAAACTCGTCTCGAACGAACCAAAAGAGGAGCATGTATGGTTAAAAAGAGGGAGAAACCCCCTACTAGCCCAGAAGAAGCGGAGCGATTGGCTATTGCGGGTGCGATGGATCTAGCCGCGCAGCAGATTATGGACGGTACAGCGTCCAATTCAGTGATCCTACACTTCCTAAAACTCGGTGGAAGTAGGGAAAAGCTGGAACAAGAGCGCATTAAAGCGGATACTCTCCTCGCACAGGCTAAAGTGTCGGCTCTTGAGTCGGCAGCCAGAACCGAAGAGCTTGTTTCGGAGGCGTTGGAAGCTTTTAGGCTATATTCCGGAGAGTCCGATGCGCAGCTATAGCGAATTGTCTAGGCTGGAGACCTTTGAAGAGCGACTCGAGTACCTTTCCTTGGATGGAGAGTTCTTTGACGAGACCTTCGGCGGATCCAGATGGATGAATCAAGATTTTTATAGATCCGATGTCTGGCGAAAGGCCCGAACAGAGGCGATTGCTAGAGATCTGGGCTGCGACCTAGGTATAGAGGGTTATGAGATCTACGATGGTATCGTAGTTCACCACATAAACCCTCTAACGCCCCGACAATGCTCTGATTCAGATCCCTGCATGTGGGATTTGAACAATCTTATTTGTGTATCTAGGGATACGCATAATGCTATTCACTACGGAACGTCTCCACTAGCTCTGGTCGACTTCGAACCAAGGAGCCCCGGAGACACGATGTTATGGGGGAGGAGGCTCTCGTGACCATTCTAGAAGAAACAAAGAGATACCTTAATATCGAGAATGAAGACACGGACTTCGATCTCGAGCTAACTGACGCTATTGAGAACTCCCTCATGACTGCTACGCAGTTGACAGAGGACCCAGCTCTTCCTCAGACCGCGTCGGGTGATTATCCAACCACGGTACTCGGTCGAATGTTAAGACAGTACGTTAACTACTCTGTTAAGCTAGCATTCGATCCACCGGCAACATCATTCACGATTGAGGCCATCAAGCAACTAAGGAGTGAGGTCGAATGGAGACTCACAATTCAGAGGAACTGATTCATTACGGCGTCCTCGGCATGAGGTGGGGCGTCCGTAAACAGCCCGAAACCGGTACAGGTTCCGCTGTTAAGAGCAAGGAAGAGAAAGCTAAGATCCAAGCAGATCGAGCAGCCGAGCTCCAAGCAAAGATCGACCGAAAAGAAGCCGAGAAGGCTGCTAAGAAAGCTGCTAAGAAAGCTGCCAGCGCTGCTAAGAAAGCCGCTAACAAGGCAGTAAGCTCTGCTAAGAAGGCCTCTGGTAAGAAGTCTTCAGAATCTAGTGCTGAAAAGGCTAGAAAAAAGGCCGAGGCTGCCCGAAAGAAGATCGAGAATAAGCGCATTCGCGAGGCTCGAGAAGCTGAGCGAAAGAAGAACAAAGAGGCTCGAGAAGCTGAGCGAAAGAAGAAAAAAGAGGCTCGAGAAGCTGAGAAGAGAGCTAAAGAAGAAGATAAGAAGGCAAAAGCTGACCTTTGGGGCAAAATTCCAAAGGGTGGTTTGACTAAAAGCCAGAGGGCCGCTCTAGCTAAATCACTATCTACATCAGATCTTATCGAACAAAATAAGCGTCTCCAGCTCGAGAAGACCAACTCTGAACTGAAGGCTAAGCTCGCGGAGTACGAGAAGGCAAACCGATCTCAGTTCGCGAAGCTCGCTGATACGTTCGTGAGTGAGGCCAGCTCGAACCTGACCAAGTACGCGGCTAAGAGAGCTACCGATATGCTCATCGGAGCCATTGATTCCAACCTGTCTACGGGTAGTATCAAGGCACTGGCTAAGGAAGCCAATCGAGCTACTGGTCTTTCGGACATCGTAAGGAAGAAGGATAAGAAGTAGTGACACTTTCTAATACGGCCACGCCAAAATACTATGGAGAATTCCGAGATAAAGTTATAACTGGAGAAATTCCCGTATCTCGAACCATTGAAATGGAGATGAACCGTATTGATGACCTCATTGCTAATCCTCGTTACTATTACGACGATCAAGCAATCGAGGGTTTCATTGCTTTCTGCGATAACGAGATGACTCTGACTGACGGAGCAGACTTGACGCTACTTGATAGCTTCAAACTTTGGGCTGAGAGTCTGTTGTCGTGGTTCTACTTCGAACGAGTTACTAAATTCATCCCGGATGAGAATGGTCACGAAGGTAAGTACGTTCAGGTAGACGAGAAGAGACGACTTGTAAATAAGCAGTATCTTATCGTCGCTCGAGGTGCTGCCAAGTCAATGTATATGGCGTTCATTCACGCCTATTTCCTCACGATCGATACGGCAACCACGCACCAGATTGCAACAGCACCGACAATGCCTCAGGCAGAAGAAACACTGAGTCCCTTTAAGACTGCTATTACGCGGTCTAGGGGACCCCTGTTTAAGTTTCTGACCGCCGGTAGTGTACACTCGACGTCGGGAGGTAACCGAAACAAGGCTCTCCTTACACCTACGAAGCGAGGAATCGAGAACTTCTCGACCAAATCACTACTTGAGGTTCGACCCATGAACGTCGATAAACTTCAGGGGCTCCGAACCAAGGTGAACACCGTAGACGAATGGCTATCTGGAGATGTTAGGCAAGATGTCATCTCTGCTCTAGAGCAGGGAGCGTCTAAACTTAACGATTGGGTGATTCTCGCAGTGTCCTCCGAAGGCACTGTTCGAAACGGCATCGGCGATTCCATTAAAATGGAGTTACTTAGTATCCTAAAGGGAGACTACTACGATCCGCATACGTCTATCTGGTATTACAGACTTGACGAAGTGGAAGAAGTAGCGGATCCCAATATGTGGATCAAAGCACAGCCGAACATCGGCAAGACTGTATCTTACGATACCTATCAACGAGACGTCGCTCGAGCTGAAAATGTGCCTTCAGCCCGTAACGACATCTTGGCCAAGCGATTCGGAATTCCTATGGAGGGGTATACGTACTTCTTTACTTACGAAGAAACAATACCCCACCAAAAGCGAGAGTATTGGCAGATGCCATGCGCTATGGGAGCGGACCTGTCACAAGGTGACGACTTCTGTGCCTTCACATTCCTCTTCCCGCTAGGCGATGGAAGGTTTGGAGTCAAGACTAGAGCCTACATTACGACCAGAACCTTCGATAAGCTACCTGCAGCAGGGCGTGTCAAGTACGAATCCTTCATCCGTGAAGGATCGCTACAGGTTATGGACGGAACAATCCTCGACATGATCGCGGTATATAACGATCTAGATGACTACATCATCCGATCTGAATTCGATGTCCGAGCTTTCGGATACGATCCGTACAACGCAAGAGAGTTTGTCGAGCGCTGGGTTACTGAAAACGGACCATACGGCGTCCACAAGGTCATTCAGGGCGCCCGAACCGAGTCTGTTCCGCTCGGTGAACTTAAGAAGCTGTCGTCCGATAGACACTTGCTCTTCGATCAAGATCTGATGTCCTGGGCGATGGGTAACACAATCACAATCGAAGATACTAACGGCAATCGAAAAATCTTGAAGAAACGAATGGATCTCAAGATTGATAGCGTCGCAGCTCTGATGGACGCTTGGGTTGCCTATAAACAACAACTAGACGACTTCGCGTAGAGAGGAGGTCATATGGGTATCCGATCGAGGCTTATGAGCGCCTGGAATGTGTTTACTAACAACGACTCTCATTCGTTGACTACCCGGACATATAGTGAATACAGACCCAGATATCGATCTGTTGGTAGCGTTAACCTAGTTCAAACGCTATACAACAAGATTGCACTCGACGTATCTAACACGCCAATTCGACATGTACGCGTAGATCAAAATGGCAGATACGATTCGGAACAGCCTAGTAAGCTAAACGAATGTCTATCGCTCATGGCCAACATAGACCAGACATCTAATAGTCTGATCTATGAACTCGTGTACACAATGCTTGAGCATGGGTCGGCTGTTCTGGTCCCCGTAGATACGGACATCCAACTGAATGAGGAAGGCTCGTTTGACGTCCTTTCACTTCGCGTTGGCCGAGTCATCAATTGGTATACGGACTCCGTAGATGTAGAAGTCTACAATGACCGTACCGGTAATAGGGAAACTATCACAGTTTCCAAGAATTCTGTCTGCGTTGTCCATTCGCCGCTGTATGATGTGACCGCAACAAACGGTTCGTTGGCTCAGCGACTCGCTCGCAAACTCGATGCCCTGGACGCCATCGACAACAGCGCCCTTGGTAAGAAACTGGACCTTATCATCCAGCTTCCCTATTCAGTTCGAGGCGAGCTTAGGCAACAGCAGGCAGAAAGTCGACGCGAGGCCATTGAATCGCAGCTTCGAAACTCCGAGATCGGCGTAGCCTACGTCGACGGAGCCGAGAAGATCACTCAGCTAAACCGTCCCGTGGAAAACAACCTACTAGATCAGGTTAAGTATCTGACGGAGCAGCTCTACAATGCTCTAGGTTTTACTGAGAGCGTGTTCAATGGCACCGCGGACGCAGAGACCAACTTGTCTTACTACAATAGGACAGTTCGACCGATTTTGGACAGTATCACCAAGTCGGCGACCATGGTCTTCTTGACTAGGACCGCTCGAACTCAGGGACAGCGTATCATCTACGTTCGCGATCCCTTCTCTTCGGCATCCCTAGACTCAGTCGCGTCGATGGCGCAAACGTTTATTACCAACCTGGTGATGACGCCTAACGAGATTCGATCCATTATCGGTCTGCCTCAGGCTACAGATCCTAAGGCTGATCAGTTGGCGAACCCGTACACAAGCTCTGCAAACGCAGAATCCAAACAGGAGGTTCAAAATGACAGTGTCGATGGATCTTGACACTAGCAAGGCCGACTTTTCCGGCTGGGCCACTGTTGCCGGTGTAAAGTGTAGTGATGGTCGAACTATCGGCCACGATGCATTTTCGCAGAACGATGGGGCCGTTGTGCCTCTTGTTTGGCAGCATGTCCATGGAGAGGTCACCAACATCCTCGGGCACGCAATGCTCGAGAATCGAGGTAAGGGTGTATATGCCTACGGCTTCCTTAACGGAAGCCAGCAGGCTGATCATGCACGTGAGCTCATCGAACATGGCGACATTAACGCCTTGTCGATCTTCGCAAACCAGCTCCGACAGAATGGACCCATCGTTGAACATGGAAACATCGTTGAGGTGTCCCTTGTTCTTCGAGGAGCCAACCCTGGAGCTACTATCGAGAACGTCTCTGTGGCTCACAGCGATGATTCTGGATACTCCGCCGTCATTCGAATTACGGAAGACGACGCGACTCATGAAGACTTCGAGGGCGGGGACGAAGAAACCGCCAACGAAGAAGATTCCTCTCCCGAGGGGGATCGTACTATCGGTGAGATTCTCTCCGATCTCACTGAAGAGCAAATGGAGGCTGTAAATTATTTGATTGCAGCCGCAATCGACATGGAATCCGAAGAGGACTCTGATGAGGATTCTGATGAAACCGAAGAAGAAACAGACGAAGAGGAAAACATGAAGCACAACATCTTCGAGGGCGGCGACAAGGCTGCCCAGAACACCCTGTCCCACTCGGATTTCGCCGCTATCGTTGAGCGTGCAAAGACGAACGGCACCTCCCTGTCCGAGGAACTGCGTCACGCAGATTATGGTATCGAGAACATCGGCTATCTATTCCCCGACGCCAAGTCGGTCACGGACGAGCCCATCACTCTGGACCGCGATCAGTCCTGGGTCTCTGTCGTGATGAACGGCACGAAGCACTCGCCCTTCAGCCGCATCAAGTCCATCCTCGCGGACATTCGCGATGATAAGGCTCGCGCTAAGGGTTACGCGAAGAAGGCGCATAAGAAGACCGATGAGGTCATCAAGCTGCTTATGCGCACGACTTCCCCCACAACCATCTACAAGAAGCAGCGTCTCGATCGAGACGACATCGTCGATATCACCGACATTAACGTCGTTTCCTGGCTCAAGTCCGAGATGAAGGGCAAGCTCAATGAGGAAATCGCTCGCGCGATCCTCCTGGGCGACGGTCGTACCGAGTCGGATCCCGACAAGGTTGACGAAGAGTCGATTCGCCCCATCATCAAGGAAAACGAGCTCTACGCATTTCACAAGGTTCTCGACCACAGCACGACTGACGAGACTCTGGTTGATGACATCGTCCGATCGTCCGCACTCCTCGAAGGCTCTGGCTCCCCGACCCTGTTTATCGACAAGCAGCGCCTCGTTTCGCTCCTTCTGTTGAAGGACAAGAACGGTCGTCGCATCTACGAGACCGAGGCTTCCCTCGCCGCCGCAATGGGTGTCTCAAAGATCGTCACTGTCCCGCAGATGAACGGTTTCGAGCACCAGGTTAAGGGCGTCGACACCGAACTCCTCGCCATCGTGGTCGACCTGCGCGACTACACGATCGGCTCCAACGCCGGTGCCGAGTTGGGCATGGCTGAAACCTTCGACTTGGACTTTAACCAGTACAAGTACCTCATGGAGACCCGTCTGTCGGGCTCTCTTACGGCTCCGTATTCCGCACTTACGGTTTCTCGTAAGAAGGCCTGAGCACATGTCGAAGTTTAGCGGCAAGCTAGGCTTCGTAACTACGGTAGAGTCGGAGGAAGGTGTCTATCTAGAGGAACGAAAAGAAGTACCAGCTAAGGGATTCCTTCGCAGGATCTCTAATCGGTACAAGAATTCGGAATCGGTAAACACCAGCCTCCGACTCTCTAACGAAGTTAGCGTAATCCTAACTCCGTGGATGAACAACCATTTGATGGACCTTCGATACGTAGTATGGAAAGGTTCAAAATGGGAGGTACAATCGGTATCTATCGATCCACCGCGAGTTACGATCAACCTAGGAGGTCTGTATGCGCACGTATAGAGATCTCCTACATCTTCTCAGGAAGGCCGTAGCCCACAATAGGGTATACTTCCAACCGCCTGAGAATCTTAAGATGGACTACCCTGCGGTACTGTTTCATCTGTCTCGTAATAAGTCGACACATGCTTCGGATCGTCGGTATAAGGATAGTCTTGAGTACACAGTGACTCTAATTACCAAAGACCCACAACCCGACGCGATCGACGCTATTCTCGACATACCTTACACAACATTAGACACGACGTACGTATCTGAAGGTATGAATCACTTCGTGTTTACGACTTACCTCTAAGGAGAAATCATGGCACCCATTAAGTGGGACGAAGAGGGCGCACACGTCTACCAGACTGGCGTCAACAAGGGCGTTCTGTTCCCCTACGACCTCAAGCAGAACCGTTACGGTAACGGCGTGGCCTGGAACGGCCTCAAGTCGGTTTCTGAGAGTCCGGAAGGCGCCGAGTCTTCGGACGTCTACGCGGATAACATCAAGTATCTTACTCTGATCTCGGCCGAGAACCTTAAGTTCACGATCGAGGCGTACACCTACCCCGACGAGTTTGCAGAGTGCGACGGCACCGCTGCTCTTCTCGCCGGTGTCAACATCGGTCAGCAGCCTCGTACGCGTTTCGCGTTCTCGTACTGCACGAAGCTGGGTAATGATACGAAGAGCGATCAGTATGGTGAGCTTCTTCATATCATCTATGGTGCTATGGCGGCACCTTCCGAGAAGCCCTACAGCACCATCTCTGATTCGCCAGAAGCCATTACGTTCTCGTGGGAGTGCTCGACCACTCCCATCAACGTTACTGGTTTCCAGCCGACGTCGCTGATCACGGTCGACTCCACCAAGCTCACTCCCGAGAAGTACAAGAAGATCACAGACAAGCTGTACGGAGCTGCTGGCCCCGCTACGCTACTCACCCCCGACGAGATTAAGACCCTCGTGGCGGCATGATCTCACTAACGCTTGAACTCCCCGGGGAAGAGAGGTTCGACGAAGATTCATCTACGTTCGTAACCATGCCTTCGTACAATCTGCATTTAACGCATTCGCTGGCGGCCGTGAGTAAGTGGGAGTCAGTCTATAAACGTTCGTTTCTAGACAATCCCCCAACCACTCCGGAAGAAACAGTTTACTATGTAGAATGTATGTCCGAGGAACCTCTCCCCGGGGATTTCATGCGTCGACTTGATCGAAACATTCAGGTCAAAATAGCAGAATATATCGCCGACGAGGCCTCTGCCACTCATCTACTAGATCCGCCGTATAGGGGAGGACCGAAAGATTCCATGACCAGTGAACTCATCTACTGGTATATGTCACAGTTTAACATCCCTTACGAGTGCGACAAGTGGAATCTAAATAGATTACTTAAACTGATTAAGCTTTCTGCCGCCAAACAGGGCGGTAGTAACGCCAGTGCTAGTGCAACAGCAGCTCAACGAGCGGCTATGAACAAGGCCCGACGGGCCAGAATAGGAAGTAAAGGATGAATAACATTCCCGCTGACGCTCAGCGTCCCGCTGGACCCGATCCGCACGAGGACGCCGACCGCGCAATTTTCGAGGAGGCACGATCGTGAGCAAGATCGATGAAGTTCTGAGCCATGCAAGCTATCGAATCGGCTACTACGCTCCTGACGATCCGGAACCCGGTTCGGAAGCGGGTCGTTGGCTCGCTAAGAAGATGGGTCAGCCTTGGTTGGCCGGCCCTTCTGAATCCGTCTGGTGGTGTATGTGCTTTGTCAGCATGTGTTTTGACATGGCTGGCGAAGTCTCAGCCATTGGCGGACTCTCCTACAACACTGACGTCACGAAGAACCGCATGGAGAAGGTCTCCGTTGAGGATGCTCAGCGAGGGGACGTCGTTCTCTTCGATTGGGATCAGGACGGTCTCACGGATCACGTGGGTATCGTCGAGGCAAATCTCGGCGACGGCTGGCTCCAGACCATCGAGGGTAACACCTCGCCTTCGAACGCAGGCTCTCAGTCCGCGGGTAATGGCGTCTACCGTCGTCAGCGCCGCTACGGCATCGACTGCGTGCTTCGACCTACATGGTCTGACGAGTCTTCCGAAGAGTCTTCCGAGGGCACAAACTCGATGAACGATGCTTGGTGGGGCCGTGCAACTACATATGCTCTCCAGGCTTCGCTCGACACACCAGCTGATGGCGTCATCTCCAACCAGGACGCTGACGCCGAAGAGTACGTTACGCGCGCAGGTACTGGCTGGGAGTTCGAAGAGGATCCTGAGGATGGTTCCCAGGTGATCCAGGCACTCCAGGAGAAGCTCGGTGTCGAGGCTGATGGTTTTATCGGTCCTGAAACGATCTCTGCTCTGCAGCAGCACTTCAAGATTCGTGGACATGACCTCGAGGTCGACGGTATCGCAGGCTACCGAACCGTGGAGTGCCTGCAGTATGAGCTGTCTAACGGCACGCTCTGGCGATAATAAGAAAGGAGGGCCGTCATGATTGAGATGAGCTTCAAAGGCGACTTTGACACTTCAAAATGGCTGCAAAAAGTTAAAGATCAGAATCTTCGTTCTGTACTTAGCGAAGCAGGCTCACGTGGTCTGACGGCCCTCCAAGCCGCGACTCCCGAGAAGACTGGAAAGACTGCCAGATCTTGGGCGTATAAGACTATTAAAACTGGTCGAGGTATCAAGATCGTATGGTACAACACCAATGTCGTTGATGGGGTGCCGATCGCTATCATCCTTCAATACGGACATGGCACTAGACAAGGCGGGTACGTTCAGGGGCAGGACTACATCAATCCTGCAATGCGCCCAATTTTTAATGAGATAGATAGAATGGTCAGAAAGGCGATAGAGTAATATGGCGAAAACTATTGAAAATAAGGTCGTAAGCCTAGAGCTCGACGATTCTAAGTTCTCTTCAAAGATCGAGGGTGTTCTCAAGAACGTTACCCGCCTTAAAGAGGGAATGAATTTCAAGACCGCAACTAATGGTCTTGACGGAATAACCCCGGCAGCTAATAACGCGGCTAAGGGCGTGAACGGCCTTGTTAATAGCGTTAAAAACGTTAACACGACCGTCACAACGACCGCTTCTGGAGCAGCCGCTAGTACAGCTAATATTGGAGCAGTCGCCAAGCAGACATCAACAAATTTCACTATGCTTGGCGGAGCTGCTTCAGTAGCTCTTGGTAACATCGCAGCGAAAGCCATTACCGCGGGTGGTTCCCTGCTTAGCTCGTTTGCGTTCGGACCAATTCTGGACGGATTCCGGGAATACGAGAACCAGCTTAATGCGGTTCAAACTATTCAGGCTAACACGTTCTCTAAGGGTGAGACGGTTGCCACTATCAATGCAGCCCTTGATGAACTAAACCAATACGCCGACCGAACTATTTACTCGTTTAGTGAAATGACCAAGAATATTGGTATGTTCACCTCAGCCGGCGTAGGCCTTAAGGAGTCAGTAGCATCAATTAAGGGTCTGTCTAATGTCGCGGCCATGTCTGGCGCTTCTTCGGCCCAGGCAGCTACGGCTATGTACCAGTTGTCACAGGCACTGTCAACTGGTGTCGTGAAGCTACAGGACTGGAACTCGATTGTTAACGCTGGCATGGGCGGCGAACAGTTCCAGGAATCGCTTAAGAGGACTGCTCGTACTTATGGCATCGAAGTCGATAAGATGATCGAAGAGAACGGATCATTCCGAAACTCTTTGAAGGACGGCTGGTTGACGTCTCAAGTCATGATTGAGACGCTAGCCCAGTACACGGGCGATCTCTCTAAAGAACAGCTTCTAAACGCTGGATATACTGAAGAGCAGGCCGAGCAGATCATGAAGTTGGCTGAGACAGCTAATGATGCGGCCACGAAGGTTAAGACTTTCGCTCAGCTAATGGACACCGTAGCCGAATCTCTTGGCTCCGGATGGGCGTCTTTGTTCAGGACCTTCTTCGGAGACTTCGAACGAGCTCGTACACTTTGGACTGGAGTTAGCGATGTCATCAATGGAGGCATCAGCGCCTTCTTTGATTCGCTACAGGGTATCCTGGATCGCTGGGATGAACTCGGTGGATGGTATGAGTGGTGGTACGCCCTAATGGATCTTTGGAAGGCCGCATCCAAACCGATTGCGGCAATCGGTAACGCGGTCAAGGACGTATTCACTGGTGATGCTGGTGCTGCTCTGTTCGAATTCTCGAAGTTCCTTCATCACGAAATCGCCAACTGGCTGATCATGTCTGACCAGATGGCTTCCGATATCGGTAGAATCTTCAAAATGGTAGCCCAAATCATCTGGCCAGTCGTCAAGGCGCTGTTCGGATTCGGAGCTGCAATTGGTCAGGTGGTTGTCGCCGCGATCAAGATCGGCCTGATCCTTGTTGGAGCTCTAGTCAAACCTCTGCTGCAAGTCGGGGGTAAGATCTCCGAGATCGTCGATGTCTTCGCCAACTGGTTTAGCCAAATGACCGGTGGTACGGACATTCTTGGAGCTCTCGGATCTGTCCTTCACACTGTGGTTGGGTGGGTTCAGTCTCTTGCAGACTGGTTCGTCCAACTCACAAGTCTCGCGATCGCGCCCTTCTTCAACGGGATCCGTACGGTGATCGAAGCTGTGCTTCCTCCTATCGGAGAATTCTTCGGAGTTCTTAAGGATGCCGTTAAGAATGTGTTCGGACCTCTCGTCGAGGGACTGACCGGCCTCGGCGGATCGTTTGATGCATTCCTAAATGACACATCAAGCCCGTTCGGTAAGATCACCAAGATCGTACAGGACTGGGGTATCTCCTTCTACAAGTCCATGGAAGGTGTTGCTAAGGAGATCGGACCTAAGTGGTCGGCTAAGGTCAAGGCCTTTGGCGATTCCATCAAGCCGATCACCGAGAACCTCGGTAAGGGTCTAGGGACGGCAGTCGAGAACGCTTCTAAGGCTCTCGGTAGCTTCTGGGAAGAGTCCAAGCCAGGTCTACTCCTAGCTTGGAACGAAATCATCAAGTCCGTCTCGGAAGCCTTTAAGCGGTTCGGCGAAAAGATTAAAGAAGTTGGGGACGTTATCGCTAACTTCTTTGGGTCTCAGATCGACGCTATCAAGAATTTTGGTCACGCGATCGGGGATAGCTTTAAGCGCATCGGCGAAGGTCTTAGTTTCAGCTCGGCTTTCTCTGGAATCTCCGAAGGATTCATGACGATGATCGATTCGTTCGGACCCCTGGGCGATCTTATCGAAATCGTCGTTGATCTATTCGGACAGCTTGGAAGGGCGCTAAAGAATCTCAAGGATAATATCTTTGAGGGGGTTACTACATCTGGATCTCTGCTTAATAAGGTTCTCGGCGGGTTTGCACAGACGATTCGAAGCGCATTTGATGCGTTTGGTATCCTAGGAGCAGTTCTAGTCGGAGTAGCTAAGGGTTTCACCACCCTCGCTACTGCGTGCGCTACTGTGATTTCAAACCTAATCGAGGGTCTTACTTCAGGACTCAGCGCCATCAAGGAATTTGCGACCAGTTCCGAGGCCTTCGCCTCATTCAAGAAGAACATCGGAGATGCTCTTAACGGAGTCGGCGACATGGTCAAGGGGTTCTGGTCTGGTCTCGGAGATAGTCTTAAGTCCATGTCGCTAAGCGATATCCTCAGCGGTGCTCTGCTTGGCGGCGGACTTGGTATGGGCTTTAAGACCCTCCAAAATCTTCTAGGCGGTTTCCAGAAGATTACTGATTCAGCGAGTGGTCTTATGGGTAAGATCGAAGGTGTATTTGGCGAGCTTAAGACTGCTCTTAGTACGCTAACTGAAGCAATCAAGGCTAAGACATTGCGGGATATCGCTGTTTCCATCTTGATTCTAGTTGGAGCGCTATTTATCTTGGCCATGCTTCCAGCAGATAGGCTAATTCAAGGTGCCGTAGCTATTGGAGTTCTGGCAAAGATTCTTACCACTGCTCTTACTAGTATGTTCTCGATTAAAACCGACCTTAAGAAGATGAGCGCTCTGTTTGGGGCTATCTTCTTGCTTAGTGGCGCGCTGGTTATGTTGGCCATCGCTACCGCTATCATGGGTTCTATGGACATTAAGACCCTCGGACAAGGCCTTATCGCTATTGGGCTTATGGTCGAGGGCATGTCTAGGGTAGTTGAGAAGCTTTCTTCTAAGGAAAAGAAGATGGTTTCGGGTGTTGCGGCGCTACTGGGTATGGCGATTGCAATTAACTTGCTAGTCGCACCGGTTGCGCTTCTTGGTCTGCTACCCACCAGAACCCTTATCCAAGGTTTGGTTGCAGTCGGTTTGCTAATGGCCGGTATCGCTGCTTTCGTCAAGTACATCGACGACAGCAAGGACTCTTTGGGGCAGATGGTCGGCACTGCAGTGCTGCTGAACCAGCTCGCGGGGGCTATTGCCATTCTGGCTGGTGTTGTGGCACTACTAGGCACGATTCCAACGGATAACTTGATTCAAGGTATCCTTGGAATGGCGTCCGTAATGGCCATCATGGTGCTATCCGTGAATAACATCGAGGTGGAATCTCTAACCGGAGTATTTAGTTTGGTTATCATGGCCGGCGCCATGCTTATCGCAGCTAAGGCACTGAAAGAGATTGCCAGCATGTCGTGGGGTGATTACCTTAGCGCTGTAATTAGACTGGGTCTTGTAATTGCAGGTCTCGTCTATGCCGCAAACTCCGCGGAAGCTTCTCTAGAAGGTGTTGGTGCAGTTGCGTTGCTCGCTGGTGCAGTTCTGCTCCTAGCTGGTGCACTTTCCATAATCGGAGGTATGAGTATGGAGCAGATCGGCACTGCACTGATCGGTCTTGCTGGCGGCCTTCTGATTCTGCTGGGCGCAGCTGCAATCGCAGAGTATGTGGCTCCAGGGCTTCTTGCTCTCGCGCTTGCTATCGCTGCTATCGGAGCGACCGTAATCGGAGTTCTAGCTAGTATTACCATTCTGGTACTCGTCTTCACGGCATTTATTAGTGCGATTAGTCTAGCAGGCCCTGCGATCGGAACCGGTATGGTAGCGATTGCCTCTGGAATTGCAGCAGGCGCAGCTATCATCGCGGCGGCATCTCCGGCTATTGAGGCGGCGCTGATAGGTGTAGCGAATGCTGTTCGAAACGCAGCCCCAGCTCTCGGTGAAGCCCTAATGGCCCTAGTTAAGGCTTTCGGTCCGGTTCTCGTTGAGCTTATCAAGCAGCTCGGAAATGGAATTAGACAACTGGCTAAAGAGGTAATTCGACTAATCAACGAACAAGGCCCAGGCATGATCTCGGCTCTGATCGGGTTCTTGGTCGAACTACTTACACAGCTAGCCGCTAACCTACCTACGATTGTCGCAAAGATATTTGAGATGCTGGACACATTGCTCACAGCCATCGATGAGTATCTTCCGGTTTTGGGACAACACCTTGTCTCCTGGCTCACTTCGATTATTGAATTCCTTCAGCAACTAGTGCCGATGGTTATCCAATTTGTTCTTAATTTGGTCATCGGTATCGTCAACGCACTCGCGGAGAGCATCCCACAGATGGTCGAAGCGGGCGTTAATCTTATTAGTGCATGGTTGACGGGTATGGCTAGCATGGCGGCTGGAATTATCGACGCGGCATTCAACGCTCTTATCACGTTCATCAATGCATTCTCGGATGCGATCGATAAGCGTGGCCCTGAGCTAAAGGCAGCAGTTTGGAAGCTAGTGAATAGCATCGCAAATTTCCTTTTCGGGGACATTGCAAACATCGCCAGCGATGTCGGAAGTAAGGCCGCATCGATTGGTGGTAATATTATTGACGGCATCAAGAGGGGCATCAACAACGCTAAGAATGCGGTCATAAATACGATGCGCAATCTTGCTAGTAGCTGTCTCGACACTGTAAAGAGCTTTCTAGGTATTCACTCTCCTTCAAGGAAGTTTGCCGAAGTTGCGAAGTTCATGATGCTGGGTATGTCAAAGGGCCTCGGGGATAATGAGGACACGGTTTACCGAGATCTGAAGGATATTTCCGAGAAGATTCTGGACACCATGGACCTTAACATGGATTATTCGCCTGTGATTAAACCTACAGTCGATACATCCGAGATCCAAGGCCTGCGTGACCTAGAACTTAGCGGCATTCATACATCCGTTATCGGTTCATCGGTTCAAAATGGTAGCCAAATGCAGCAAGAGATCCGAGCGCTTCGCGAAGAGCTTAAGAGCAACCAAACCCCAATGGTCTTCAACCAGTATAATCAGTCGCCTAAGGCTTTGGATTTGCGTGAACTGTATCGTCAAACTGAGCGTCAACTCGAAAGGATGGGTAGACTTTAAATGACTTACACAAAATTGGCAATTAAACCAGGCCGCCATAGAGCTACAAAAATTTTCAATCTTAATCAAATAGATAAAGGGTGGGTGACCCAAATTCTTAATGGTTCCTTCGGGGGCACTTACGAATACGGGTTTAAAGAATATAATCTTAATAGTATTTCTAGAACCAGCATCGATTTAAATATTAGAATGACCCCGGTAGTTCCGCAACCTGAACTAAACCCCAGACAAATACTAAACTTCCTACAAGATGTAAAAGGCTGGTGTGAGTTTACACTTACGGATAATTACGTTCCTAATTTTAGGTTGGATTATATAAAAAGATCATCTGATGCCCCCTTTGTACCCAGAATCTCTTCTTTCGAAGGCTCTGAGTGGGGTAGCACTGGTGTCGTAAAAGAGGTCAAATACAACTACTCGGAATCACCCGCCACTATTGAGTTTACGTTAACTTCAAGAATACCAGTACTTTATGGCCCTCGACTAAATTTTTATTTTGGGATCGGTGGTCTAGACGCCGACGGCAGCAAGCAACAATTTAAAGAAGCACTAGAGCTACTAAAATCTTTTAACCTTAGAGGTACCATTAGTAAATACGGACTTTGCAAGAAGTCTAATCCTAAAGACAGCATAGCAATTGTTGATTTTTTAGATTTCCCCGTTACTGCAGTAGCCAGGACGAATGGGAATTCTCCAGATGGGGAGGTCTGGTATAACAATGGGCGGTTCACGTTTACAGGCGATTTTTTAAACAATATGTCGTACGGCTACACCTCTGCTAAATACTCCTCTATGTCTATCCAAGATTTTGAAAATATTTTAATGAACTCTGTAGGACCCCGAAAAATTAAAGATCGCATTTACGGGGATATAATTTCTTATTTCGAACTGGAATTAATTAGAGAGGGTCTTTAATATGCCCGAAATGGTACACATCCAGAATGCAAGGACAAATAGTTTCGAATCCTATCCCGTATTCGATTTCTTGTTGAAACAGGAATTACAAACTGCTTCGCTATCCTTTAGATCTAACGAACGTTTTACACACCCGCCTGGGTCGCTAGTTACTGCTATAGATAGTACAAAACTTGCTTTTATAGTTGAATCTATAAGAGAAGATTCTAGTGGTATTACGGAAGTTAACTGTATTTCTGCCTGGGAATTTTTAAAACGACGCAATTACGTGCTCAACTATTCTAAGTTTAGAGAGTCTAATACTTATTATGGCGGTATCAGCGTCTTGAGGCCTATTTTAAAGGGAAATAACAATGATCCTAAACTAAGGATGCCTTTTGAATGGGAGTTCGAAACTAAAGGATATATTAATTTTTCAGATCCTGACAGCGACCCACAGCTTTCTTTATACGATTTTGTCTTAGAGGCGTCAAAGGGTAAGAGTATTGTACTGACTTCATATATACGTATTGGTGTCCCCCCACTGAGTCCAATCACTAAAGTACTATTGTATGCCCAAGACGTCGATTCGCTTAATTCATATACTCATCTGGGTCCTCTAAAAGCGTCTTTAGTTAGACAGATGCCCGAAAACCCAACCCACTGGATGATTGAAAAAACTAAGGATTCGGGAAACTATAATGTATCATCTAGGGGTAATATACGAACCTGGAAACAGAATCATGCATATATGTGGGATAATCACGAGTATTCGGGGGCGTATAGATATGAAACTGGTATAAAAGGAGACCCAGCTACGGAGTGGGGTCCGCTAACAATCGATATTAAAACTGGAAAAATCAGAACTTCATATATTGAAATCGAAGATATTCCAGTTACTTTTTTTAACTCCGCGTCAGTGGGCGATGGAGTATCCTTCGTAGCTTTTGATCTTTTTATCCAGGGTTACGTTACCTCCAAGACGCTTAGCGGAAGTTCTGTCGATACGTATTCGTTGACCGTTCAGCCTCAGAAATTTTATAGTAAGGGGGTCGACGTGACCGGTGAATGGACGTGATCTATGAACGAATTCCTAACCATGTTCATACCCATAGTCACTGCTTTTCTTGGCGGGTCTGGCGTATGGGCATGGATCCAAACAAAGACAAATAAAAATAAAGCTGAAGATAATCTCATCCTGGGTGTCGCTAGATATCAAATCATATCTCTGGGTCGGTATTATATCGATCGGGGGTATATTCTAATCGACGAGTATGATGACTTCTACAATTCTCTATACGAGCCGTATCTAAAATTCGGAGGAAATGGTCTCGCGAAGAAAATCTTTGAAGAAGTCGAAGATCTACCGATGCTACCCAAAGGTAGCGATGGAAGGAAAACAAAATGAATAATCGTTACTACGATATTCTTAAGAATACCGCACTGCTGTGGATCCCGGCATTGGCTACATTTGTCAATACCATTGGTATGGTGTGGGGGATTCCCTATTCTAATGAGGTCACGGCCACCATCACGGCGCTGGGCGTTCTTATTGGGGCTGGTCTAAAGGTCAGCTCTAATAACTACACTCCGCCCGTCGATGGAGATCTCGTCGTTACCAAGCACGATGAAGTCTATGCTAATTTCCCAGCAGAACCTTCTAAGCTAAATGATGGCGACACGATCACTATGAGGGTTACCAAGCCCTCGGGGACCTCGGATTAATAAAAACACGGGCTATAACGAGATATATTCACTAGAAAGGAGCATCTCATGCCCAGTGTCGAACGCCTCTACGAACACAAGGACCTCGAGAACGAAGTTCTTAATTGGCTCGGCGGGGAAGACCCCTCCACAAATGAATACACTACCGCTGTCGGTAACCTCGAAAGGTTGCATCGGCTTGTTAAGGATTCAGATCTTAAGCAGAAGCTGATCCCCTCTTCGGAGGTTATCGCCAACGGGGTTGTTTATTTGCTGGGTCTCCTCGCTGTGCTCAATTACGAGCAGACTCACGTCCTTGCCTCGAAGGCATTCGGAATGCTGAAGTTCCGTCGCTAGAAACCTCAAAGACCTATACACCTTACATGGTGTATAGGTTTTAAAATTTACACCTCTTATAATGAGAACTATCAATCTCTATGAAAGGAAAACCATGTTCCCTACGCTGACCGTCGTGTTCGGTATCGTCGCCCTCGTCGCCATTTCGAAGGCCTTCCAGTATAAGACCCAGATCGAAAAGATCCAGAAGTCTACCTGGGGCGTCTTCGATGACATGGACGCCGGAAAGACTCAGATCGAAACTCTCGACAACCTCATGCGTAAGATCTGGCACGCTCTCTACGACTGATCTTACTCTCAAACCTATAACTCCATAAAAACTGGGGTTATAGGTTTTTCGCACAAAATCTGCACGTCCTATAATGAGAACTACCAACCTCTATGAAAGGACTAAAAATGTTCACCTACTCTCGTCTGCTTGACGTCTACTACATCTCCCCCGAGAACCTCCGTATTCTCGCGATCGTTGCTGTGGTCGGCGCACTGCTGCTCGCGATCTTTGTCATTTCCGGTATCTGCGATTTCGTTCGTGGTCTCATCAACCTTCCCAAGGAAAAGAAGGCTGCTGAAGAACTCAACGAACTTCGTTCGATCAAGGAGAAGTACAACGACCTGCGTTCGATCGTGCTTTCTGACCCCAACCTTCGTGTTGCATGTGCTGAGCTTCTCGTGGATGGTGAGTAATGTCACCGAGAAGTGACATCATCCTCAGATTCACAGCTCTCACCTATAATCCAAACATGGATTATAGGCTTTTGCGCATTTTTTACAGTTTCTATAATGAGAAGATTACTCTCTACAAGAAAGGAAACATCATGTTCACCCAGACCCTCATCGCCATCGTCGGTATCGCTTTCTTCGCTGTCTCCTCCGTGCTATACTACGCACGCATGTTCAGCTGAAGGCAATCCCTGATCTAATAGGGTCTAAAGGACATCACTCCACCTTTAGACATCTCTCACCTATACACCTTACATGGTGTATAGGCTTTTTGTAATTACTACATGTCCTATAATGAGAAGATTACTCTCTACAAGAAAGGAACTCCCATGTTCAATCAGACCAACCTGATTATCGGATCCATCTACGCTATCTCCGCCGTTACCGGAGGGATCGTCGTACTCGGAATCTCCAAGCTCGTTGAAAACGAGGACCGTATTGCAAGGAATGCTGGTCAGAAGGCTAGCGCCTCTGCCATGGAATACTTGCAGGACGTCTATCATAAGCGAGTTAACAAGATGCTCGAAATCCTCGAATCCTCCGATGTCCCCCCGGAGACAGAAGATGAGATCCGCAATCTAGTCGATTGTCCCCTCTGAGACGTTCATCTCGCTTATAACCCCTAACACGGGTTATAAGCTTTTTACTCGCAAAAATAACGTGCCTTATAATGAGATCTAACCCCTCCTGAAAGGAAACTATCATGTCTGTCAAGATCCCTCTCTCTTACGCTGTTGCTGGCGCATTCAGCATCTTTGCGCTCTCCGCCGCCTACGGAATGGAGTGGCAGAAGAAGTACTACAAGAAACTCTTCAAGCTCTCCTTCACTTCCAAGGACGAAATGACGCGCAAGTTTGCTAACCAGCTCATCTTCGAGGATCTTCGCATTCGATTTGATCCCGACCCCAAGGAAGACTAACCTCTCGCTTATAACCCCTAACACGGGTTATAAGCTTTTGCGCACTTTTTACGTAGACTATAATGAGAACCAACCCTATGAAAGGACCCATTATGTCTATCGTCATCGCTTTCCTTGTTGGTGCCATCGTCGTCATGCCGTTTTGGTGTGCGTTCGGTGCTATTCTACACGCATTCGACATCGATCGGAAGATCATCCTGATCTGGACCGATGTCTTTGAGTGGAGGATGGTCCCCGTCTACGCTATCATCTTTATGTTCATTCTTCCGGCGATTGGTGCCTACATCATTGTGAAGGCTGCATTGGACAGAGCGTTCAAACGTTGACCTCAAACCTATAGCCCCCAAAACACGGGTTATAGGCTTTCTGGATTACCTCCGCAAAAAATACTCCTCCTATAATGAGAACTAACCCCCTCAAGAAAGGAATCATCATGTCCAAGTCTACCGAAATCGAAGAGACCTCCGAAAAGGCCCCTCTCCTGAGCCGCATCAGCGATTTCGCTGAAAAGAGTATTCCCGTTGCTAAGGCTGCTGCCCTTGGCTCGGTCGCACTCTTTCTCGGCGGACTCACTGTCCTGTCGTTCAAGAGCGGATCCAACACGGAGTCCGACTCGGAAGAGTGACATCTTCCTCTGAGATTACTCTCACCTATAACCCCTAACATGGGTTATAGGCTTTTCATGAAAAAATACTCGCCCTATAATGAGAACCAACCCCTCCTGAAAGGACACTATCATGCTCTCGGTCATTTACGGCGCATCTATTACCGCACTTGGTATCATGCTCGCTATGGCTTCCTGGTATGTCATCGGATTTATCCTGGTGGTGTGTTTCGACGTCAATAACCGTAATGTTCGGGTATTGAAGACGCCAGACGCATCTTTCTTCACGGCTCTGTTTGTCATACTGGTCTCCATTCCGGCCTGTCACCTGTACGTTTCCGCCATGGACCATGTCGCCTACGGAAAGTGATTCTCACACCTATACGCCTTACATGGTGTATAGGCTTTTCACGAAAAGGAGCAACTTCATGACTATCTTTCTTTCGATTTCAATCGCACTTTTGGTAGTCCTATTGATCATAGGGGAACTCTTACTTAAAGAGATGTACGCCGAACTCGAAATTCTTCGAATCGAAAACGTGGCCCTCAGGCTGAAGCTGGCAGAAATCCTCGGAGGCGAAGATGATCAAGCGTAAGGTCTACAATATCGACGAGGTTGACACCACTGTTCCTACGGGCGGTATCGTCTCCATTTCGCCGTACCACAGTCACCCGTATACAACTAACAAGTTGGAAATGCTCGCAATGGGTATCTTCATCGAAAAGTATATGCCTGGTTACCAGGTTCATATGCACATCGGATGTTCGATGAACCATGAAGACGTTTGTTATCGGAATGCCCTTGGTCAGCAGGTCGTAATCGATCGAGACCATGCGGATTACCTTTTCGTTTCCCATGCTGTTATTCCATATCGTGTAGCGGTAACTACCGACCGCACGGCATTTGCAAAAAATTTCGTTATCGTTGACAAATCGATAAGCACGATCGACCACATTCTCGTTCCAGCTATCGATGTCGGTGCTGATCCTCGTTTCATCCCAATTCGAGCTGAATCTATCCTCGGTAACGATCTCCTCATTGCACTCTGTTCTCTCTGAAAGGAAATACCAATCGTGAATCTCAAACTCATCACCAAAAGCGTCCTCAACTGGTGCAAGGCGAATCCCCAAATCTTCATCACCGGCCTCGGCGTTGCCTCCGCAATCGCCACCTCCATCACCTCTGGTAAGTGTCACGTCAAGGCTGTCAAGACTGACGAGCTCAACCCCTCTGACAACCTTCTCGACTTCGCTAAGCGGAATTGGAAGTGTTATGTCCCGGCAGCCATCTCCCTTGGTGTTACTATCTTCGCGTTCGGAGCTCTTCACGGAGCTACTAACAAGAAGTACCAGGCGCTAGCAGCCGCTTACTCAGTTTCACAGCTCGACCTCTCCGAGCTTAGGAGCCGTATGGCTGAGCAGGTAAAGGTCCTCAAAGAAGGGGCTACAGAAAAGGACAAGGAAATGACCACCAAGAAGCTTCCCGACAGCACTATGGTCATTTTCGGGGACGAACAGGTCCTTTGTGTAGATGCTATTACCGGTCGACGTTTTCGATCGACCCCTGAGCTTCTTCGAAAATACTGCAATAACATCTCGGAAGATCTTCTGAGCTACGGCGCCTGCCCTCTGAATGATTTCTACTCCCAGATCAATCTGAGCCCTGTCGATGTTGGCGACGAGCTCGGATGGGAAGGAGGGCAGACCATCGAACCTCAGTTCATGCCGGTTATCACAGATAGCGGTTCCCCTGCGATTAAGGTCGCAATCAGTCCTGCTCCGAAGCCGAATTGGTTCAAGATCGGTTGAAGAGCCGTGACCAAAAATAATACGGTCACATTCACTGACGAGCCAATAGAGTACACAGATCCACCCGAATCCTGGCCGAGCAAAAATAACTCGCCCTATAATGAGAACTAACTCTCAAGAAAGGACCCCACTATGTTCGCATTCGGATTCATGCTTGGTTTCTTTGGCATGTGCTCTGCCTTAGATCCCAACCGTCTTCGGAAGAAGCAACTCAAGAAATCCAAGAATTGAGACCTCTCTCACCTATAACCCAAACACGGGTTATAGGCTTTTTCAAACACCCGAAAGGATAACAACTGAAATGCAATCTGTCAAGGTCACCTATGAGTCGTTCGACGGAGAAACAGTCGAAGAGGAACTCTACTTCCACCTCTCCAAGGGCGAGCTCACGGATATGGAGCTCAAGCGCTACCCACTGTCCCTGAAGCTGGCCCGCGTCACCTCCGGTAACGGTGGTGCTGCTGATGCTTACGATCTTATGCGAGAGTTCATCGCTTGCTCTTATGGTCAGCGAAGCGCCGATGGTCGTCGATTCATCAAGGACGCCAAGGAGACTGAGTCCTTCCTGATTTCCCCCGCGTATGACGCTCTTCTGGACAAGCTCATCGGCGATGATCAGTTCGCCTACAAGTTTATGAGCGGCCTCTTCCCGAAGGACGTCATGGAGAAGGCTCAGAAGCTCATTGATGAGAACCCCGGAAAGACACCGGGTGAGCTCCGAGCGATTGTCGAGGCTAACAATGGCTGACGTGGTTCCCATCGAACCTTCGTCCGGCTCCTTCCCTGGAAATTCTGATAAGTCTAGGGAGGGGGCCACCCCGGCCAAGAAGGAAACGAAGGTTATCGCCAAGGCGAAGGTGAGTAAGTCGAGCCCCATCAAGGAGGCTCTCAAGACTTTCTTCGTCAACGACCTCCCTGACATCGCAAATCACCTCGTGATCGATGTCGCCATTCCTGCTGCTAAGAACGCTATCACCGACATGGTAACTCAAGGTATTCAGCAGCTTCTCTACGGTGCTGTCGATGTTAATCGCGGGCGTGGTGGCACCTACACGTCGTATGGTTCTTCATCCCGTGCGATATATACTCGAGGAACTCCAAATAACGTCCGATATTTAGAGCCTCGCGGTGTACGTCAGAGCAGTGTTCGAGTTGACGACCTCGTCTTCGACACAAAGTCTGATGCGACTGAAGTAATTGAATACCTTGCCGAAACAATCGAGCGTTACGGTCAGATCTCGGTCGCTTCACTATATTCTTCTGTCGGTATTCAACCCAAGTACACCGACGAGCGTTGGGGGTGGACTACCCTCGACGCGTTTGAACTCCGGTCCTCCCGTGACGGGTGGATCATCATTTCGGATTCCCCGGAACCCATCAAGTGACTTATATTTTCTGAAAGGAGCCTGCTGATGAGTATCAGCACCATCTTCTATACCGCAGTCGGCCGTGTTTCCAAGCACGCCCCCACAATCCTCAGTGTTGGCGCATCTATTGGTGTTGTCGCTACGTCTGCTCTCGCATGGCGTGCAGGACGTACCTTCGAGGACGTCGAATACCGAAACTACACCCGTGTTAAGGCGTGCCAGGACCGAGCCGATGAGATCCCTGACGAGGATGTTCCCACAATCGAGCGTAAGAACCGTATCGCGTTCGCTCTCGATGCTGCTCGTCACGTTGCACCCACCATTATTATTGGTGGTACCACGATCGCTATGATTTACTTCTCTAACAGCATCTCTCGCAAGCGTATGGCGGCCTTGAGCGCTGCATATTTCGCCGTGCAAAATGCATTTGACAGCTACAAGAAGAAGATGACGGAAACACTCGGCAAGGAGACGGTCGACAAGATCGTGACTCCGAAGCTTCCTAATTACGGGAAGACTGCTGAACAGATCCTCGCAGACGACAATCGTAATGATGCCGCGGACGTCACTGATGCGGTTCTCGCAATGGTCCGAGAGTGCTCTCCGTACGCTCGGGTTATTTCTGAGACGTCATCCACCGCGTGGGATCCCAATGAGGATTACACGACGATGAACCTCACCGAGATTCAGGCATGGGCGAACCGACGTCTAAACAAGAAGGGTCATCTGTTCCTCAATGAGGTCTTTGACCAGCTCGGCCTCTCTCGAATGAAGGAGGGGGCCCTCGTTGGGTGGCTCAAGAATGGCGACGGAGACGGTTACGTTTCCTTCGGTGACATCGAGGGTTCGATCTACCGCGTTCCAGACTACGAGCGAAAGTCGATCCATTCCAATGTCGTCCTCGACTTCAATGTCGACGGTGTGATCTGGGATAAGATCTGACCATGATGTATCTACCCTGGCTGATCCAGCGAGGGTGTCTTAGCAATTACCAAGGCCTTGCTTCGGCGTGGGACGAAATCGAATTCGTTTGGTATATTCCGGAAGACGAAGACAAAGCCACTCAGGCTCTTCGTATGCGGGATGAATACGCTTACGAGTTTGATTGTGGCACTCCGAGGCAGGGCCCGGTGTCCTTCCTTGAGGTATTCGTCTCCATTACCGATACCTTGACGGCTATGGTATATCAGGATCGAGATGATTTCACTCGGTCCATACTGATGAACTTGGGGGTGTCCGATGTGGTCGACTCCATGTTCTACGGTCCCGAGTTGTATGCTCGGGCTCTCGACAGCGCGGAGACCGTAATGTATAGGACATACCAACGGAATGGCTCTGGTGGTCTATTCAGGGTACCGGGGGCAGAAATGCTAGAGACACCCCTACGAGACCAGATGATTATATGGGCAAACCACTACGATCCATATCACTAGAAAGGAGGTGAGTATGGATTTCTATAGCATCGAAACCTCTCCAGTTCGAGGACAAGCTGGACAGTTAGCTGCAGCCCCTGACTTCATTAACGGATATTCTCGCGATATCATGATTAACAGGGGCGAGTTCGTTGCTGTGTGGGATCCCGACACTGAGCTGTGGACTAAGAGAGAGCACAAGATCATTGATTTGATCGACTCTGATGTCCTCGCTTATGTCGAAGACGCTGCGAAGCGTCACATCAACTTACTTCCTAGACTCTGTCGACGAGACGGAGACGGTGTATGGAAGAGGTATCGTCTATGGACTAAAAACATGGTCGATACGGATCACCCTCTCGATCGCAAACCTATATTTGCGGACACGCCGATTAGGCAAGAGGATTACGCGTCGTTTAGACTGCCGTATTCTCTATCTGATATCGAGCCTGTGAATTGGAATAGGCTTGTAGACACATTATACGACCCTGAGGAAAGAGAGAAGATTGAATGGGGTATCGGTGCTATTCTTACCGGTGACTGCCGTAAGATCGACAAATTCCTTGTCTTCTACGGCGAGCCTGGTTCGGGTAAGTCTACGATCCTCAACATCATGCAGTCTCTCTTCGGAGATTACGCTACGGCGTTCGATTCCGAAGCACTGGCTCAGCGTAGCAATGCTTTCGCGTTGTCTGCGTTTGCTGACGATCCTCTGGTTGCAGTGGAGCACGATGGAGATCTGAGTAAGATCGAGACCAACACTCGTCTTAACTCCATCATCTCTCACGAAATCCAGCTGGTTAACGAGAAGTTCAAGAAACCTCGTCCAGTGCGGATCTCTACGATGCTACTCATGGCGTCGAACAACCCCGTCAAGATCACCGATTCAAACTCAGGTATCCCTCGACGATTGATCGATATTTACCCGTCCAATAGGCGCATTCCTATCGGGGAGTATCGTAAGATTATGTCGGGCATATCTGAGGAACTCGGAGCTATCGCTAATTACTGTATTTCCGTCTATCGTAGTCTGGGCCCTGACTACTATAAGGATTACAGGACGTCCGTCATGATGGGTGAAACGAACCCTGTCTACAACTTCATGTTCGAGATGTACGACGACTACTCTACTCGAGAGTTCGTCACACTTGCATCTGCGTATATGGAGTATAGGAATTATGCTGAGGCTGCCGGCCTTTCTTGGGTCATGCCTAAGCATAGATTCCGGACCGAGATAAAGCACTACTTCAATGAGTTCCAAGAACGCTGCAGAGTTAATGGAACTCGTCAAAGGAATGTATATTCTGGGTTCAGAATAGAGCTCTTCGAATCGGGTGATCTCGTCACTCAGCCGATTGAGGATGATACGTGGCTTGTTTTGAAGCCTATGGATCATACCGCTTTCGATGATATTTTCGAAAACCAGCCGGCACAATACGCATCCGCTCAAGGAACACCCAAAGAACCTTGGGATTCAGTCACAACTACACTTAAAGATATCGATATATCGAAGCAGCATTACGTCAGGCTTCCTGAAGAGTATGTTGTTATCGATTTCGATCTGAAAGGAGAGAATGGTGAAAAAGACTTACATCGTAACCTTCGCGCTGCTTCTTCTTGGCCTCCGACGTTTGCGGAAGTCTCGAAAAGTGGTAACGGACTACACCTCATCTACAGATACACTGGTTCTGGAGATACCACTTCTGAGTATTCGCCGGGTATCGAGATCAAACGCTTCCGAGGAAAAGCTGCCCTGCGCAGACGACTTTCGCTCGCGAATGATCTGGCGATCGCAGACTATGTGCAGAAGTTGCCCGAGAAAGCAAAACGAATGATTAATCAGCAGCATGTTAAGGATGAGAACCACCTTCGTGCTCTCATTGCAAAAGCGCTCCGTAAGGAAGTGCATTCTGCAACGGCTCCTAACGTTGATTTCATCAAGCAGGTCTTGGACAATGCATATTCGTCTGAGATCACATACGATGTGACTGATGCCAAGAACGCTGTGACGTCCTTTGCCGCTAAGTCTACAAATCAGGCTGAGCGGTGTCTGAAGGTTGTGCAGGAAATGCACTTCATGTCTGAAGATAAGATGGAAGTACAGGAAGACGGAGACGGCCCCGTCGCGTTCTTCGATGTAGAGGTATTTCCTAACCTCTTCATTGTCTGCTACAAGTACCCGGGAGAGAAGGTCCGCCGCTTCTTCAATCCGTCTGCCGAGGACGTGAAGAAGATCATGGAGCTTCGTCTCATCGGGTTCAACAACCGTAAGTACGACAATCACATCATGTACGCTGCGTCGCTCGGATATTCTAACGAAGAGCTATTCGAACAGTCTCAGCGTATCATCGAGAACAAGGCAAACGCTACTTTCCGGGAAGCTTACTCTATGTCCTATACGGATATTTACGACTTCTCGACAAAGAAGCAGTCTCTTAAGAAGTGGGAGATTGAACTTGGGATTCATCACCAGGAGCTTGGTCTACCTTGGGACAAGCCCGTTCCTGAGGAGCTTTGGGAAACCGCGGGTGATTACTGCGCGAACGATGTCGAGGCGACTGAAGCTGTGTTTAATCACCTTAGTGATGACTGGGGTGCCCGACAGATTCTGGCTGAGCTTTCTGGCCTATCTGTCAATGACACGACCAACCAGCACACATGCGCCCTGGTGTTCGGCAAAGACCGAAGGCCCGACAAGAGCAAGTTCGTCTACACGGACCTATCCACGATCTTCCCAGGATATACCTTCGACAAATTCAAGGGATCTTCCTATCGTGGAGAAGACCCCGGGGAGGGAGGCTATGTATACTCCGAACCCGGTTACTACGAAGATGTTGTGCTCCTAGATGTCGCGTCTATGCACCCGACGTCTATCGAGGAGCTTAACCTCTTCGGACCCTACACCAAGAAGTACAGTGAACTTAAGCAAGCTCGCATCGCGATTAAGCATAAGGACATGGATGCTCTTGGTAAACTGTTCGACGGCAGGCTCCTGTCTATCGCCGAGCAGTACGATCTGGACAAGCTTGGAACTGCACTCAAGCTTCCTATCAACTCTATGTACGGATTGACGAGCGCCAAGTTCGACAACCCTGCATATGATCCTCGCAACATCGACAACATTGTCGCCAAGCGAGGCGCACTCTTCATGATCGACCTCAAGCACTACGTGCAGGACGAGCTCGGTCTGACTGTAGCGCACATCAAGACGGACTCGATCAAGATTCCGGGGGCTACGCCTGATGATATTCAGAAGGTTATGGACTTCGGTCAGCGATACGGGTATACCTTCGAGCACGAGGCCACCTACGCCAAGATGGTTCTCGCGAACAAGGCCGTCTATATTGCCAAGTACGCATTCCCTCATGAAGGTGAGTGGACGGCTACAGGCAAGCAGTTCCAAGAGCCCTACGTCTTCAAGAAGCTCTTCTCCGGAGATCCGATTGAATTCGAGGACTACGTCCAGACCAAGCAGGTACAGACCGCTATGTATCTGCGCTTCCCTGATGGGGAGCCTCACTTCGTCGGTAGGGTCGGTGCATTTGTGCCGATCAAAACTGAGCGAGGCGGCGGTGAACTCCTTAGGGAGAACAAGGACGGCGAAATCAAGGACGCCGTTGTGGGTACTAAGGGATATTTCTGGAAGGAAGCAGAGGTAGTCAAGTACCTACACCTAGAGCAGGATGTTGACACATCTTACTCTGAAGCGCTCGCGGACGAAGCGCGCGCAGCTATTGAACAATTCATCAACTTCGACAAATTCGTCGCTTAGAAAGGAAACTAACCATGGCATCTGATATCTGCATTGAGAACGGTAATCTGTTCTTCATGAACTTCTCTGGAGCTGCTTCGCGCTTCAACAAGGAAGGTCGTCGAGAGTTCTCGGTAAACATCCCTCTGGATCTCGTGGACGATCTTATCAATGATGGGTGGAACGTCAAGTACGGCAAGGACAAGGATCGAAACCCGGATCCTGAGAAGCCGTACATCACAGTCAAGGTCCGATTCGATTTCCGTCCTCCGGCAATCTGGATGATTACTGGTGGTCGAAAGGTTCTGCTGTCTGAAGAGACCGTTGGTTCTTTGGACGGTATCACAATCAAGGCGGCCGATATCGTGATCTCCCCGCATGTCTACGACTTCAATGGTAACAAGGGTATCTCTGCATATCTTAAGGAGGCCTACATCACGGTCGACGATGAGGTCTCGACATTTGCTGCTAAGTACGCAGATCTGGATGTCTAACATTCCTGACGGGGTGGGTTGTATATCGCCTGCCCCGTCATCAGGAAGAGGCTGAGAAATGCTCGATGACGCGGACGTCTGGCAAAGGATTCCTAATTTTCCTCAATACGAAGCCAACCGTTTGGGGAGTATTAGGAGAGTCAATACTGGCGTTATACTTAAACCATTCACTAGAAACAGCCAAAGTCTATACGTCAGGTTATATAAATCTTCCGGTGCGGCTTCTGAAAAGACAGTCGCTTCGGTCGTTTGGGCTGCTTTTTTTAAAAGGTGGCCTTCTGATTCCTATGTCTGTCACTTAGATGGTGACGTTAGGAACAATGCTCTCGAAAACCTATATCTAGGGTCGAGATCGGAAGTTAACAATACCCGGCGGCGCCTAGACGACACGATCTGGGACCGCCTACAGAAGGAAGGAGAACTAACTTATGGCTAGTTGGTTCGAGACCGTAGTACCGAACGATCGTACATGGGTTGATCTTAACCCGGTAAAGTCGAAGCTTGACAGCATTGAAAACGATGCTATCGTTAAGTTTCTAAACGAAGTCCTAGGGTACCCAACAAACCCTAAGTTCCAAAACGATAGCTTCACGGCAATCGTTAATATCAACAATGGTTTTATCCCGGGAATCAATAGCTATTCTGGCTACTCTGTCGAGTTCGAGGGTACCATTAATGGTGATCCGGTAAGGACTACAACGACAGGTGCAGACAGCAATAGTAATCAGGACCTTTATGCTTGGGAGATCAGGCAGCTTAGGTTCGTAGTTACCACTGGGGAACTAGGTCCTGGAAAGGATACTATGATCGATGCCGGAACGGATTATATTGTCCGAGTCGTAGGTTCTGAAACTGAACCGGTAGGACAGCCCGGTAGTTTCTGGGTCTCTAATGGACAGTTTAACTCAAAGCTGACGACGGAGGCCCTGAATTCGATCAAGGCTGCACTTGGACGAGCTAAGCGAACGGAGAACTGAAAATGGCTACTATCCCTGAAAACATCAAGACCGCCATCAAGAGCGGAACTGTAACTCAGCTGTCGGCTCCAAACGGTACCCTTTTGGGTACAAACCTTATGGACATGGTAAAGCTGGCAGTAAACAATAAGCTTACCGATGGCAAGTCCTATACCTACCGTATCAATTTCAATAACGGTAGGGTTATCGGAGACAGCCTATCGAATAACTTTTCCGTCGAAGAGCTTGACGGTAGGACTCCGACCGGTAGGTTTATCCTGCCTGGAGCTATGAATACTCAGGTGTTTGAGTATTCCGTCCTTTTCGCGGATAACCTTGGTCGAATTGATAACAGTGGATCCTGGGTCGCCAGGGTGTCCAAGGTTTCTGATCGCGTAACTGATGTTAGCATTAATCCTGATTTTAATGCTGAAGATCAGAAGATTCTGAAGGATATCCTTCAGAAGGATCTCAAGACCATGCGTCCTATGTGATACTCCAAAAATAGTAGAAAGAGATTTACAATGCCAAACTGCGATGATTTTTTTGAACATCGGCACGACTTCGAAAAGAAAGAGTTCTCTAAACCCCTCAAGGAACAGCTTCCTCCAGATTTCAATCCTTCAGTAGTGATGGGTTTGAATGCTAGGGTATTGACCGTTCATATCGATAGATTTAAGAGTGTAGATCTCGGGTTTATCGATCTGCTAGAGGTCGAATCTAGTGTTGGGCACACTATCCTTAATGCCACAAACCCGTTGGCGCTCGAGTGGATTGCGGCTGTGGAATACGGTATCTTCGGATACCCCACGAGGATCGAGATGAACACTTACATTCCCGAGCAAGTTCGGAATGTTCTCC